GGCTTGGTCGCGCCGCTGCACGGCCTGGGGATTGCGTGCGGCGAGCTTCGCGTCACGGCGCAAAGCGGCTATCTTGCGCTGCTGGTCATCAAATCGTTTGGAGAGAGACATGAGAACCGAACCGAAACTAGTTATGTTAAATTTCGGCATAGTGGCTGAGGGAGTAGGGACCCTCATTTAAGGCGAGACCGCTCTCACCACCACACTTGTGGCCGCAGTAGTAGGGAACCGCGTTGACGGCCGGACCACTCCGGCTGCCACAAATTGGCTGTGCAAGTAGGGATGCACACTTAAGTTGGGACCGCTCCCAACACCAAAACTCCGTGGTTGCTAACGACAAGGTGCTTACACACACCTTGGAAGCGGGGCCACGGCCCCAAGCTGCCCTGCGCAGCTTAGCCCTTCTTGGGCTGGGCGAGCTTGATGCCCAGGCGCTTGGCCACCTTGGCTTGGTGGGCCAGCCAGGCTGGTAATCGCTCAGGGTCCTTGGGCGGCGTCCACAGATCGGGACGCTTGGGGTCAAAGCCGTCGTTGGCCTTACGGTCAAGGCCGGGAGCCGCCGGCTTCTTCTTGAGCCCCTTCTTGGTGAGCAACGGGACAGCCTCCACTGCCGCCTTTACTGAGCTGGGAACGCTGGCCGCAGCGGCCGCGTCCTCGAAATCCTCGACCGTCGCCTCACTCGAGTCGGTCGTCTCATCATGGCCTTGCTCGTCCTCCTTTTCCTTAGGGGCCGAACCTGAGGCCGGGACGACCATGTCGTCTCCGACGAGACTTTCGACCTTAACGACGGGTGCAGGCGGTGGCGGCGTGCACAATGGGGCCTGCAGTAGCAATGAGGCATCCTTGGTCGCCCACAAATGCGCTATCCACTTCGTAAACCGGTCGTGGTCAAAGTCGGGCAGGTCCTTGACAAAGAGGTCCATCATCCAGCCAGAGTCCTCGTTTGGCCAATTGGTCTCCACGGGGTGCCTGCCATCCCAGGGCATGAGCTCGCCGTCTGCGCGGGCGCCCAACAGAGCGTGTCCTACGCGGCAAATGTCGCCGATGATAGGGGAGTTACGATCGGTGCGATAGTAGCCCGAAAGGCGCTCGGCAAAACGCTGCAACGGGTTGTGCAGCTTGGCGGGGCCTATCCACAGCTTGGACAAAAGTCGTGCGGAGGCGGCCATGGAGTTGCAGTCGCCATTCCACACGTCGGGCCCGTAGAACCGATTGAGGAAGTTGACGCCAGCCGAGCCTCGAGGGAACACCTCAATCTCGTACTCTTGGCCCATCATCTCGGCGCTCCGCTGCAGGGCCGCAGGATCGACGCAGCCTTCAAGGCTGTCGTCTCCGCCGTAGATGCCCAGGCTAGCCCAGGCTTCACTAGGACTACACTTCTGTCCGTTGACGACAGTGTTGCGCCAGGCACAGTAGCCTATAAACATCGACTCAACGGAGTTGAAGTCGGAGGTCTCCAGAGTGCCCGAGCCACGCGTGTAATGGGAGCCATATCTGCGCCCTTCCTTGGTCACGGCGGGCATGCCGATCTGCTCATCGAGCGTCTCATTGAGCTCGCTGTGCTCATCAGGATGATAGTAGCGAAACATCAGTACGCGCTCGAGAATACGTGCCTTACGCCCGACGTGGCCGTCGAAGCGGAAGCCGTCTGCGATCACGCTCCATTTGGCGCTCTTCAGTGTGGACGCCACACGCTCGGCTATCTCCTTAGGGCTCTTATTGAACGCATAATGCGTGCACTGGCTCATGACGTCCTCGTGGAAGGCGTACATGTAGCGCGAGTTGCGCAGCTTGGACGCCGGCGTCACCGTGGT